CTCCATAGAATTAGACTACAGAGCTCACCTGACCATTAAAGGCCTTGTCCTTGCATCTAAGAGACAAAATAAACCGACCAACTAACTAATATCTAGTTCTGACACTGACTCAAAATCATCTAGAAAATCATAAGAAGCATAAGTTGTATCCTGATAGGTAGAATCATACACGTTTTTTTGAACCAAAGCCTCCCAGAGAGGAAATCCTGATACTATTTCCTGTGGAGTCATTCCCATCTGACGAATCTTCTTCAGATCTTCCACAGAAACTCTCTCCAGCATACGATTTTGAAGATTTTCTGGACCAATAATGCTGACAATCTCTGAGTACAATAAATGTAACCGATCATAGGCATCTCGATTAGCAGCATAGGTACCATAAGCATGACCAAGAATTGAAAGCAACACATCAATCTCATCTCGAGCCCGCGTTTCTCTCCCCCATATCGCACGAACCAAAAATTCTCGACTTTCACGATAGGGTAAGAAAGTAGGTTGACCTGACCCTGTCTCAGGATTCAAAACAAACTGATGTTTCAGAAACGTAGCTCCCATCTCCAGAATCCATCCATCCTTCACCTTAGAAACAAAGGCCACTCCATCCTTAAGATCACGAAGCTTAACATTAAAATGAGTCTTCAAAAAAGAAGCAAAAGCCGTTCCGGAAAAGTAGTGGGAGGCCAATCCTTCACCTTTATTATAAAGATGATCATCTCCATACACTACCACTTTTACAATTGCTAAGAATTCCAGCTCAAGCTTCTCTCGCACCTCAAGATCCTTCTCCTGACTCATAGTGAATACACAGAAAATGCAGAAATAAAAGAGCATTACCCAAGAATCCAAATGACTGGTATTATATGCTCCTGAGGGAACTCCACCGCGGATAATTCCCCAAACATCTCCAAAAATCCTTGTGACACGATTCAACATTACCTTGAGGAGAAATTTAGTAATTTTCTCGAAAATCTTCCTCTCCTCATCATCTGCCTGATGAACATGCATTGTTGAATAGTACAAATTAATAATGTCCTCAATCACCCCTTGGTCAAACTTTTCAATATCTCCTTCCACCAAAACTTTTTTAAACATGTTCGCAACCCCTACACCTAAGCAACGAGCAAGAGTATCTGCACCACCATGCGACCACTTATGTCCTATACGTATTGCCCATCCTCGCTCTTTAATATGACGAAATTGACTTACAATCCTCTCAAGCATTAT